GGCACAATCGGCACTGGTCTAACTGCGGCGTCCATAACGCCAGCCGGCAACGGATGGTACCGCTGCACGATCACCGGCACGACCCTTGCCGCAGCGTCTAATGTTGCTTTCTTTATAGTGACCAGCGCGACTGCGGTTACCAACGAACCTAACACGCTGACCACTGCGGTTTTTCTCTACGGCGCGCAACTCGAAGCCGGATCGTTTGCCACCAGCTACATCCCCACCGTGGCCTCCACGGTCACGCGCGCGGCTGACGACGCGACGATGACGGGAACGAACTTCTCAAACTGGTACATCGCCGGAGAGGGGACGATTGTTACCAATTTTGGCCCATTTTTCCGCACGACGGGCAATCCGGGTGTGGCACAAATTGATGATGGGTCCGCAAACAACACTATTCGGACGTTTGCAGGGTCTGTTTTTTCTCCAGTGTTTAATGTGCTTGTTGGTGGAGTTAATCAGGCATTTTTGAATGTAGGTACTGTTAATCCAAACGCAATTACAAGCATAGCTGGAGCTTACGCGCTGAATAATTTTGCAAAGTCAGTCAACGGCCTTGCACCAGATACAGACGCTTCTGGCACGGTTCCAGTTGTAAACAGAATGCTGATTGGATCAGGAACTGCGGGAGTGAATTACCTGAACGGCTACATGCGATCCATCACCTTCTACCCCTCACGCCTTACCAACGCGCAGCTACAGGCGCTTACAGCATGATCGACCTCTATCTCATGACCGCCACCGACGCAGAAATGCTTGCTGCGTTGATTGCTGCGGGTGTCACCGACGAAGAAGGTTTCCCGGTCGCGGGCGTATCGATCGACCACATCGGGTCGTTCAGCCGCGTGACGGGTTACAACAAGCCCAAGCGCAAGGCCGACGAGCCTGTCCCCATCGTTGTGGAATACCCCGGCTGGCACACCAACTTGCGCGGCGATTTCACCGATGAGCAGATCGCCGCGTTGGCGCCGATCAGTGTTCAGCCAGCAGTCCCGCATCGCGTGTGGGCGTGACGTTGCATACAGACACTGTATAGTGTAGATTACACAGTAACCGTACCGGCGAGGCTCACCGGGAACTCCATAGGGGTTAACATGGACGCGAATGTCCCGACTGAAGCGGATGCCTCCGCGCCGGAACTGGAAGCCACGGCAGCAATCCAGCCCGCAGAAAACACGACGCCGGAAACGCCTGTCGAACAGGAAGCATCCAAAACCTTCTCCCAGGAGGAACTGGACGCCATCGTCGGCAAGCGGCTTGCAAGGGAACAGCGTAAGTGGGAGCGTGAGCAAGCCCAGCGACTGGAAATGGCTCAAGCGCAGAAAGCGGCAGCACCGCCTTCTGATCTGAACGCCGACCAGTTCAACACCTACGAAGATTACGCAGAGGCTTTGGCCGAACGTAAGGCGGAGGAATTGTTGGCAAAGCGGGAAACCGCCAAGCAGCAACAGGCATTGCTCGCAAACTACCACGACCGTGAGGAATCAGCGCGGGATCGGTACGACGACTTTGAACAAGTCGCCTACAACCCCAACCTGTCCGTCACGGAGATTATGGCGCAAAGCATTCAGGCGTCCGACATTGGCCCCGATATCCTGTATTGGCTCGGTTCCAACCCGAAGGAAGCGGATCGCATTGCCCGGCTGTCGCCCATCTTGCAGGCAAAAGAGATCGGAAAACTTGAAGCCGGCATGGCCTCAAGCCCGCCGGTTAGAAAGACTTCAACCGCCCCGGCACCGATTGCGCCTGTCACAGCCCGCGCTTCCAGCGCGCCCGCGTATGATACGACCGACCCTCGTTCGACAAAGACGATGAGTACGTCGGAATGGATCGAAGCGGAACGGATGAGGCAGATCAAGAAGTACGAGGCACAACGCAACCGCTAATTTGGGACTACCACCATGGCCAACTCGATTCTTACTATCGACATGATCACGCGCAAGGCGCTTGAGATTCTCGAAAACAACCTCGTTCTGACCCGCAACGTCAACCGCCAGTACGACGACAGCTTTGCTGTTGAAGGTGCCAAGATCGGTTCGACCCTGCGTATCCGTCTGCCCGACCGCGCGCTGGTCACGGACGGCGCTGCCCTTCAGGTGCAGGATGACAACGAACAGTTCACCACGCTGACCGTTGCCAACCAGAAGCACATCGGCGTGAACTTCACGACCGCCGAACTGACCATGCAGTTGGACGACTTCGCAGACCGCGTGCTGAAGCCGCGTATCTCGCAGCTT